AAATATAAGTGCATTATAAGTATATCCGTTAACTGTTTGAGACTCTATGTTCTTACGAATAATTTCTTCTGCTTTCTTTTGATTACTGCAAGAGAGAAAGGATAATAGAATAATTATTGCCAAAATATTTTTCATGAGTTACATCCTTTTAATGTTTATTGGCAAAAATACTTCAAAATCTAATCAATTCAAACTATTTCACGACAATTCCTCCAATGTCGTACTTTTGTAATCTCTGAAATAGTAAATAGACTATCTATCTCTACCTTCACAATTATTTTCCAACAATAGGCTAATTGTGTTTTTGTTGATGAAAAAGATCTATAAAACCTTGTATATATAGTAAATTCATCAATTAGAACAGGAAATATCAAACCTTTCGTCTGTTGTCACGAATTTGATGAAAGAAAATTCTAATAAGGTTTGGATATGCCGTAATTTTGAGTGGTAAATAATTAAAATTCAGAATAAAATGGCTAAGCTTTACTTTCGTATTGGTGCAGATTTTGATAAAGTTATCAAACTCCGTGAGGAAATTGCAAAACTAAAGAACGAGTTGAAAACTATGGATTCAACTCAATCCCCTGCTGCTTTCAAGGCTCTCAATACTCAACTGTCTACCTCCACGCAAAAAATGAATGAATTAGTGGCGAACGCCGCTAAAGCCGGTGCCGAGATGGAAATGGGATTTAAGAAAAAGATATTTGATGCCTCACAATCTGTAAACGGATTTATGGAGAAGATTATAGCCCAGAAGAATGCGGTTGGTTCTCTTCAATCGACTATCCGTAAAAATAAAGAATTATATAAAACGATCGTATCAAGAGGAAGTGAAGACAAGGAATTACTTAATCATATTAGAGAGCAAGAAAGGACGCTTGGCAAAGAGCGGGATTCTTTATTTAGGCTGACCCAACAACAAGCAGAAGCACGCCTTTCCGTAAAGAAGCTACGCGATGAATATGCCTTATATAAAGATGATGCTAAGGATGTTGCTGAAACAAATAAAGGTATTGCTATTTCATGGAAGAAAGCGTTAGCCGTTATCGGTGGAGCAGGTGTGCTAAAGGCATTAGGTTCTGAAATTATTCGGGTGCGTGGGGAATTTCAGGCAGCTGATACTGCTATTCAGACTCTATTGGGTAGTAAGGAGAAAGCAGATGTTTTAATGAAGCAGGTACGTGAGTACGCTAAAATCTCTCCATTAGAGTTTTCTGATGTAACGAAAGCTACACAAATGATGCTTGGTTTTAATATTGAGGCAGAGAAAGTACCACGTTATTTGCAGGCTATTGGCGATGTTTCTATGGGAGATACCCAAAGGTTCAGTTCTCTAACATTAGCTTTTTCCCAAATGTCCGCTGCCGGTAAATTGATGGGGCAAGACCTCAATCAGATGATTAATGCAGGGTTCAACCCTCTCCAGCAAATTTCCGAAAAGACAGGTAAGTCTATCGCCACTCTGAAAGAAGAAATGTCTAAAGGCGCTATCTCCGCAGAAATGGTTCAACAAGCGTTTATAGACGCTACTTCCGCAGGTGGAAAGTTCTATAATATGTCTGAGAACGCTTCAAAAACAATCAATGGGCAGTTATCCATGATGCAGGATGCGATGGATGCAGCCTTTAACGAGCTGGGGCAGAAGTCGGAAGGTGTAATCATGGATGGTATTCAGATGACCACTTCACTGATTGAAAACTATGAAACGGTGGGGAAGGTATTGGTTGGGTTAGTTACTACTTATGGAGCGTACAGAACTGCTGTGATGTTGGCTATCATGGCGACAAGTAAACATACGATAGCTGAAGTAGCTCTTACTAATGCTCGTGTATTGGCACGAAAAGCACAATTAGCTTTAAATGCAGCTATGCTTACTAATCCTTATGTTTTGTTGGCTACCGCCGTTATTGGGCTTGGTGCTGCAATGTGGGCTTTCCACGATTCGACAACCGCGGCGGAGAAAGCGCAAAAAAGATTTGACGAGCAAAAGAAACAGTCTATTAAAAAAGAGCAAGAACATAAACAAAGGCTTGAAGAATTGATTTCCACCCTTCAAAATGAATATACCTCTTCTATGGATAGGGTGAAGGCAATGGATGCAATAAAGAATGAATATCCCGCTCTCTTCCAAAAATACATAGATGAAAAAGGACATATTAGAGACTTGATAGCTTTATGGAAAGAATACAATGAGGAAGCTGGAAAAAGGAATGTAGAAGAGAATAAAATTAATTACAACAACTCTAAAAAACTAATTGGTGAATACGAACAGGTTATCGGATTATGGAAAAGGTTCGGAGAAGACCCGAATTTTCATAAAAACAGTTTGAATGAATCAGAAAAGCAGCTTGCTGATAAATATAAGAATGAAACTTTATCTACTTTGAAATCAAAATTGGATGAAGAAAGAAATGTCCTCAGAAATTATCAAAAAGAAGTCCGCTCAGATGAACTCGCTCAATGGCAACTTGATTTAAAGAAAAATACTGATGTTCAGCTAAAGGTAGAACTGGATGAAATGAAACGCCTTCAACAAGCAAGGAAGAATAATAAGTGGTATTCCTTGAATGTTGGTGTTGGTTCATTGAAAGGTGCTACGACTGAATCTGAGTTACAAAACAGAATAGATGTACTTGAATCAGAATTAAATTCACGTAATTCTAAAACGGAAACAAAAAATAAATCTTATTGGACTAATCAAAAGAAAGAAGCTAAAAAAAACTTAGAATCTATTGCGTCTTCTCAAAAGAAATTAATGGATGCTGGTAACTTCAAAGGTATAGATGCTGCCGTTGTAAAGAGTTACAAGGATAATGTCAAGAAGCTGAAAGAAGCCGAAAAAGAATTAAAGGTTTATGACACCTCTTCCAAGCAAGAATCTGCTACTGAAAAACTTCGCAAACAGCAAGAAGGCATTCGTTCCCAGAATGATAAGATCTCTGAAATAGAACGCAAACAGGCAATCCAGCGTAAAAGGCAGGCTGAAGATATGGAAATGGAAATCTCACAGTCTGAGATCGATGCCATGACTGAAGGAGCTGAGAAGAAGCGTATGCGGAGGGAATTGGATAACTGGAAAGAGATCCAATCACTGAAAAGACAAAAAGAAGATATGATCCAGGCTGTAATTCAAGCTGAGAAAGAGATTTTTGATGCTCAGGAAAAGTTGAAGGCCAAAGAGAATAACAAATATCAGAAAAAGACTTTTGATTCTTCTAAGGTGGATACAGGAAAGATTAGCTCTATCTGGGATACCATTATAGAAAATACGTCCAAAAAGCAACTTGATGATAAGATACGCGATCAAGAGGCGTCTTGGAACGAATATCTTATCAAGTTTGGCAACTATCAACAGAAAAGGCTGGCCATTATTGAGAAATATGATAAGGCCATAAAGGAGGCCGAAACGGCGGGTGATGCAGCTATCTTGATGAAAGAGAAAGCTAATGCGCTTGATGATTTTGACAACTCCGTGAAGAATAGTACGACTTTAATGGGACAGCTTTTTGTTGATGCTTCCCAAAAGAGTGTGAACGAGATTCAGGGCATCATTGAAAAAGCCGAATTATTGATGCAATACCTCGCTGCCATTAAGGATGAACAGGGAAATGCTCAAATCGGTGGAAAGACAGTTTCAAAGAAGGATATTTTAGGTCTTGGGATAAGTGACAATACCCTTCAAAATTTAGAACTTTCAACTGAGCAAGTTGAGGCACTTAGGAATGCTATTGATCGTTTAAAAGGGGAATTGGGAGGGAAAAGCCCTTTTAAACTTTTCAAAACGCAAGTAAAGCAAGCGACTGATAAGATAGCACAAGGGGGTAAAAAGAATATTGTTCAGGGTATTTCAGAAATCGGGAGTGCTGTGACTCAATTTACTCCTGCTATATCTCAGTTTGGTCAGGATCTTGGTACAATATTTGGCAACGACGATCTTGGTAATAAAATAGCCGGTATTTCTGATGCCTTAGGTGGAGTTGGTCAAACAGCCATGGGAGTTGGTCAGATAATGTCCGGTGATATTGTAGGTGGTGCCATGAGCGCAGTTTCCGGTATTTCATCTGTTGTAAAGGCTTTAGATGGTTTATTTGGTGCTGATTATTCCCGATACAATGAAATGAAGTCCCAATATGAAGCACTCGATTCCGTGTGGGACACTTTAATAGACAAGAAGAAAGAGTATATTAAAATGTCCTATGGGGATGAAGCCTATAAAGTAGGGAAAGAAGCAGAAACCCTGATAAAGCAGCAGACCCAGAGATATTATGAACTTCTGAATGAATTAAGACAAAGCGGCTCAAGTATTGGATCAAGTTCTTTAGGCAAACGAATAGAAAAAAGACTTAGTAAAAAGGATTGGGATAGGATATCCGGTGCTGTCGGTGAATCTGTCACGAATGCAGAGTCATTGCTTAATCTTTCTGCAGAACAACTAAAAGAAGTGCTTGCCGATCCTAAACTGGTATCTGTCCTTAATACTGTAAACGGTGACTTTGTAAAATACATACAGGATATTGTCAATGGCTCTGAGAAATTAGAGGATATACAGAACCAAGTAAAAGAACAGCTTACCCAAGTTTCATTTGATAGCGTATTTGATAACTTTGTCGATACCTTGATGGATATGGATAGTTCGGCAAAAGACTTTGCTAATAATTTTGAGAGGTATATGCAGAAGGCTATGCTTACCACTATGCTTGGTAATAAGTATAAAGCCGAACTACAAAAATGGTATGATGCTTTTGCTGCTGCTAACGATAATAAAACAGGTATTTCTGAGGAAGATTATAAAAAGTTGCAGGAGCAATGGAACGACATTGTTACCGACGCGGTTAAAGAGCGGGATAAATTGAAAGAGTTGCTTGGCTGGACATCCGAATCTTCCTCTCAGGATTCTACAAAAAGAGGATTTGAGGCCATGTCTCAAGATACTGGAGAAGAACTAAACGGACGTTTCACGGCTTTGCAGGCATCCAATGAGGAAATTAAGAATCAGAGCGTAGTCCAATCCCAAGCGCTCAATCTGCTGACGGCAAAGGCTGATACAATTCTTTCTGTGAATACAGAGGTAAGGAATATTGCGGATGATACGAGGAATTTAATTGCTAATTCTTATCTTGAACTGATGCAAATTTCGGAGAATACTGGAGCTATAGTGAAGCCTATTCAACAAATGCAGAAAGATATAGCAGAAGTTAAAAAGAATACCGCAGGCTTAGCTCCCTAAAAGAAGAAGGCAGGAATTTTCCTGCCTTGCTTAGATTTCTTTGAAGGAAAGTTTTGTTATGATTGTTGTATCATTATCCTCGAAAAATATTTCTGTTTTATCCAATGAATACGACTTATTATTCCTATGGAACACAACATTGGGTTTATTAAATTCGAGAATCTTCATATAACTGAAATCATGTTCAATTACTTCTCCTCCAAAATTAAGTTTTAAGATATGCTTTTCCTCCATATTATATAAATTGAATTATGTGCAAATATAACAATAAAAATACAGTTTATGCCAGATTTACTTATAAACAATAAAGACGCATACGCCACATGGGGTGTAAGGATGGGGGACGGATTCCTCGATGCTCTTGAAGCGTCTGCACCGATGAAAGAATTTATAGAAAATAAATCTCGCCTTGAACATGGGAAGAGAGTGATAATAAATAACCCCAAAGTGGATGAACGGGAAATAACGCTTTCATTTACTATTGAGGGCAGTTCCCAATCTGATTATCAATCAAAGAAAAAAGCTTTCTTCGAGGAATTGTACAGAGGTGTAATTGATATTAAGATTCCAGCTAATAGTAACGAGGTCTACCATCTAATCTATCTTGGTAAAAGTGTTTCCTATGCGCAAAGTATAGACCGGACATTTGGTAAGATTTCAAGTAAATTTTCGGAGCCTAATCCAGCAAATAGAACTTAATTTGTGACCTTATTTCTGATGTCACAACAGGAAGCCCGAATATTTAGGGCTTCCTGTTTTTATCTCCGACCTTTGATGTGTTATGGAAAGAGTAGACATCAAAGACATATCTGGCAGTATTCGTTTTTCTACTATTGTAAATGAAGGCTCGAAACGAAAATTCCTTTTAATGAAGGAAGACTATGTTACTGTGAAGTTCAATTTGGATGAACCGATTTTTTTCAAGCTTGGTGATTACATAGATGATGGATATTTGGGAGTGTTCGAGATATGTGACATACAGAAACCCGCTTACAATGCAATAACGGCAAGTTATGATTACGAACTTCGTTTGGACGCTTATTACTGGAAATGGAAAAATAAAATTTTCAAATACACCCCAGAGACAGCCGGACAGGAAGCGTCCTGGAACCTGACCGCTCCACTGGATGTTCAAGTTGGTATAGTCCTGAGAAATTTAAAAGCTCTTGGTTACACATACAAAGGACAGGATTTTGTTTTTTCCATTGACAGCACGGTTGAAAATAAAGCTCAGTTGATGTCTTACGACAACATCAACATTCTTGACGCTTGCTTTGAAATGGCAAAAAAATGGGATTGTGAGTGTTGGGTAACAGAGAATATCATTCACTTCGGGCGTTGTGAGTTCGGTGATCCTGTTAATTGGGAGATCGGTGTAAATGTAGAGGAAATGACACGCACCGACTCGCAATCCGCTTATGCAACCCGTATCTATGCTTTTGGCTCTACAAGGAACATACCTTCCAATTATCGTCCGGTGGATGAATCAGTAGTTGTGAATGGTGTCGTTCAAAGACGATTGATGCTGCCTGCTGGAACTCCTTATATTGATGCCTATCCTAATATGGTTACAGAGGAAGCCATTGAGCAGGTTATTGTTTTTGATGATATCTATCCACGACGTACCGGTACAATGTCGGATATTGCCATTCATAAGTATACTGACAAGATAGAAAATGCAGATGGGACAATAACTGAGGAGAAATGGGATGCTTACCGCTTTAAAGATACTGGCATTACATTCTCCAAAGCCTATGTGCTTGCTGGCGAGGAATTAAAGATAACCTTCCACTCTGGGAAGCTTAATGGTATGATGTTCGGGGTTATATTTAATCCTGATGGAGAACCTGAGAAGTTATCAGATGGTAGTTGGAATCCGGCTGCACAAGTTTGGGAGATAGTACGTAACGAGGATTATGGGCGTAAACTACCTGGTGATGTACTTATCCCCGCAAACGGGGATACTTATGTCTTGACTGGCTGGGACTCAACAAAGATAACACAACTTGGACTCGTATCTGCTGCCGAAGTCGAACTGAAAACCGAAACGGAAAAGTACGTTGCCAAATCAAAGATGGACCCTTCCACCTATAACTGCAAAATGATGTCTGGTGACGCATACGGCGAAGACGGTGTTCATAATCTTTATAGTGCCGGTCAGAAGGTCAAGCTTATTAACAAGGCCTATTTCGAAGATGGCCGGCAATCGCGTGTCATAGGATTTGAACATAATCTTGACTATCCGTTTGATTCGCCTATATTTACGGTAGGGGAAACGGCGGCTTATTCACGTATCGGAGAATTGGAAGAAAAGTTGGATAGTCTTACATTGAAAGGGCAGACTTACAATGGTGGTGGAAGTGGGGTATATATCATTGGGACTAATGATAGTACACCCCCGTCAAATAGAAATGTCTTTTCGGCTTCAAAGTCACTTGCTACCCATTTACGTAAGGATATGCCCGATACTGCTAAAGAAACTGTAACTTTCTCAAAAGGCTTGATAGTGGGTGATACTGCTGCATCTATTGACGAAAATGGTAATGTGGAAGTGGGAAGTGTCACAGCACGCACTAAAGTTAAAGCCGCTACATTGGAAGTAACCGGTTCGGCCAATGTTGGCACACTCCATTCGGAAGGGAATATTTCAACAGGCGCGGATATTTGGGCTAAAGGTGACACGCATACTTTAAATTTACTCGTTCAGGCACTTGCAAAAACATACGATCTGAATGTTGAGCACGTCGCAACCCTGTTTCAAACCATAGTCAAGGACTATATCAGTTCAGAAAGATTCATCCCCGGACTGATGGGTGAAGGGATGAAGCTATACAAGGCTATCAATGGGGATTGGAACCTTGAAATAGATAATGCCGTAGTCCGTAAGGCCATGACCATTTTTGAACTTATCATTTCGAAAGTTCGTGCGGTTAACGGCGGTCTGGTGATTTCATCCGCCAACGGGCGTGTCAAGTCCGTTTCGGAAACATCCGGTGATCCGGCTTACTATGTTTTAGGTATAGAGGGCGACATGATGTTTGTCACTGATGACTTGGTACGTTGTCAGGTCTACACATCCGGACACGTTAAATACTACTGGGTTCCGGTTGCCTCGGTGAATGATGATTCGATTCTTATACTTAAATCCGTATTTCCCAATGGTACAACTCCGGCCGTTGGTGATGATCTGATTCAAATGGGTAACCTCACGAATCCGAACAGACAGGGCATTTTGTATCTCACAGCTTCGGAAGATGGTAAACCGCGCATTTCTGTACTGGACGGGGTAAACTCCACGTCTTTGGCCGGAAAGAACAAAGTGATTTTGGGTTGTCTCGATGGCATGACGGATACAGACTTTCCGGCTGACTTCCAACCCTCCGGATACGGCCTATATGCGATGAACTGTTTCCTGAAAGGGATTTTCATTCTGAGAAATGGAAAGAGCATCGAACAGGAGTTTAGTAATATTGCTACCGAGTTAGCGGCTATACCGGGAAAGATCGAGCTTGCCATACGCAGTATGAAAGTAGCGGACGTTAATCTGCTTTACGACTCTAACCACAAACTAAATGCCAACCCCTATCAAATGGGAGCGTATAAGTATGACGTTCATTTAGAAGCAGGCAAAACCTATACCCTTACAGTGTGCTATAAGTGTGCGGACTCTGATGTTATCAGGGCGTATAACAATCCTTCGTACGGCTGGATAGGCACTTTGCCGAAAAGCGCAGAAGAAACGATACTTTCGCAGCCTATAACGCCTATTAATCCGGATGGGGCATATTTCTACTTCTATAAGTTTCCCCAACAGGAATCAACGGAGACATACATTAAATGGGCTGTAATCACCGAGGGTAGTGTGGGTGTAGCTAATTGGATACCGTCTGCAACTGAAAGAAAATTAAATATCGGAGGCGAAAATCTGATGTTACAATCCCAACAGGCGTTGGATGGATCAGGCGCACAATATGCGTTTCAGTTATCGAAAGCGTGGACGGATTTAAAAGGCAAAACCTTAACAATCTCGTTCGACTATGCGTATAGCAATCTAAAGATGGGATCATCACAAAGGTTCGGGCTTGAAAAAGCTATTTATAAATCGGGCACCTCCCAATATTACTATATCGGCGCATTTAAGTATGTAGATTCTACCAGCCCCACGGCTGACAAAGGTAGGTACGTCCACACTATCAAAGTCCCCGAAGATATAGAGGACTCTTTGGATACTGATATTATTGCATATATACAGTTAGGCGCTGGATCAGTTTGCCGGATCAATAACTTTCAAATAGAAATAGGAGACACGGCGACCGGATGGAAGCCTGCCCCTAAAGATTCTTTCACTGAGTCAAAAAAGTACACCGACACACAAATACTTGCCGTTGACGGGAAAATTGAACTATCCGTTAAAACTAAAGTTGAAAGTTTGGGTATTGGAGCAAACAACCTGTATAGTTACACAAGTTCACCGCTTAATGCTTTATATCCATCTCCTACTATTGAAAGGAAAATGTCTCTGCATGGCTTCTATTTGGTTGGTTCACAAGGTAATGGAGGAGCTATGCGGATACCTAATATTATCCCGCCTATCCCCGGTAAGTATACCGTTTCCGGATGGATTAAAGGTAGTCAAAATACCCCAGTTGGTTTTACAATTGATGTGTGTGATTCTGAAAACGTAATTGTTAAATCAACAGCAGATAACCAATGGAGTTATTTCAAGCATACATTTAACGTAACGAAAAATACAGAGGAACAAAAGGATGTATATAATTTTGTTGATATAGAAAGAATTGATTGGGCTTATATATGGGTAAAAGACTTTAAAGTAGAAGCGGGTGAAATTGCAACCGCATGGAGTCCCAATTTTCAGGATGCAGTTTACAAAGGTGCTGAATATACCAATAGTCAAATTAGTGTAGTCGAAGGTAAGATAACATCCACCGTTGAAAAGATAAATACCGTTGATGGACGTGTTACCGGACTTGCTTCACGCGTCGAACAGACTGAAAAAAGTATCACGTCTGTTGTTGGTGATATTGGTGTTATTAATAGTACCACCAATAGGCATATATCAAAGCGAATAGATTTAAGAGGATGGGACAATAATAAGTTTTTCCCGTTGGTTATAAGTATTCCGGTTTACCACAAAACAAGGGTTGAAATAAGTAGGCCTCTTGATGCGGGATACGGAAAACCTTCATACGGTACACATGATGGCGGTTTTTCTATGAACTTAACGTTTGAGATGTCCGGTTCGGGTTGGGGTTCGTTGCCAGCAGTAACCAATATCTTTGACTATACTAAAGCATGGATTTCTGCGGGTGCAAAGATAGTTGTTGATTTGGGACAAATAATTGAAACGTCTACGTGTAGAATGGGTATTAGGGGCGGTTCTATGTATGACGTAACAGTAGATGATACTATTGACCCAAACGTAATCAACGTTTATCAAACCGATTATCACGGTTCGTATAATACATCGTTCCCCGTTCGCACCGATGGAACTGAACCCGTCCGCACATACGGATACTATACCGAAATAAAGCAGACGCAGGAAAGCATAGCTTTAACTGCAAACAAAGTGGACGATCAAGGTAGGCGATTAAGTGCGGCTGAGTTAACTCTAAGTTCAGACCACGCAAAATTAAGCGTAGTAGAACAAGCGGCAAATTCCGCCAATTCCTTAGCAGGCACAGCCAATAACAAAGCCGAAGCCGCAGACGGTCGTGTCACCGCCACCCAAAACGGCTTAGTCGAAACCGGAATCAACATCACGTCCCGAAAAATCATTCTGAAAGCCGATAACCTGCTATTCCAAAATAACACAGGTCAACAGACAGCCGCCATCAACGCAAATGGCAAACTATCTGCCAATGTGATTGAAGCTGCGGAAGTGGTGGCACAGGCATTTTCAGCACAGAGGATCACAACCGGAAACCTTACGGTAACTGATGGTGCAAAGATCGGTGCCTGGAATATATCGGGAGGCTCTCTTGTTTCGGCAAGCAATTCGCAGGCTAAGATCCTGTTAAACATGTCCGGTAATAAATTCCTTCGTATTAACGAAGAGGGGGACAGCCCTACAACTTCACGCACTGCATTGATGTCCATACGAAACGACAATTACAGTGGTCTAAGTATTGAATCATACGGAAGTTCCGGTTTTGCTCTAAGATGTTTGGCTAACGCAGGCACTGCAAATTCGATAGAATCGTATGGAAGCCATATTTTCGCCCAAAGGGGCGGTGAAAAGTGGAACGCTCCCGGAATGCTGTGTACCGGATATGTATATCAAGCGGGTACAGTCACTAATGAATGGGGCAACGGGTGCACCTTAACCAGTGCACAGAAAATAGCTACTGGAAAATACAGGATATACCACAACTTACGTCATCCGCAGTACGCTGTCTTAGTACAGGGATTGGGTGGTTATGGTTGGGTATTCGGTCAGGTAGAGACGCAAAACAACTCTTATTTTGAGGTTTTAATGCTTGACGCAAACAAGGGTCCCCGTGATTGTCCATTCCGTGTGTTTGTTGTAGGGCGCAACGTTTGGTAAACAGCATTGTCAGCGCAGATTACAATGATAAATTCAAAATAAATAAAATATGAAAATCAATTTTAGAAGAATTAAAGTAAAAACAGCTATTGACGGAGAAGTTGAAGAGTTCGACGTGGCTAAAACAGTAGGAAACGCTATTTACTGTAATACACCCGATTTGGGTGAATTGGAGTTTGCCCAACGGATATACAAAGAGGGTGAAGTTGAAGTTGACGAACAAGGTGCAAATATCATTCGAAATTACGTTGATCCGGCTCCGATACTCGCAGTGGTGAAGACCGCTATTTATAATGAATTAGATAAAGTAATTATTAACTCCCAAAATCAATAAATTATGTTTCAAGAAGAATCAAGAACAGTTCAAGTAAACGGTAAAGCCGTTTCAGGAGATTATCAGTACAATGTAAACTACAGTGTCAATAACGATAATCTCAGTCGTCTTCATTGTGAAATCATTAAAACGGTCACGGAAGATATTGACACCCCTACAGGCAAGCAGCCCGTAACCTCCGGGCGGTATATCGGGTATTTGCTGTTGGAATCAGGCAGTAAACAAATGTCCCTTCCGGAGTCGGAGAATGTTGCAGCGCACTTTGAAGTATTCGATCAGATCACCAAAGAGGTAAAAGCCACTTTAGAGCCCAAACCGGCATCTAAATCCAAGTAACAAAAATCCGCCCTGTCTTCACAGATAGGGCGGAAAGATGCGGTATGAATGAGGAACGAAAGTTTATACATACCGCATGAAGTGCGTAATTTAATATTAACGCGGCAAATATACGATTAAAGTTTATATATCCAAGAATATGAAAAATTTGAAGATGATTGCATTGATTGCCTTGCCTCTTTCTCCTTTGCTGGAACTCTTTGAGCGCTATGTTTTTGGCGACTGGGAGTTTGTCAAATGGTTGATTGTCCTTGTATGTGTTGATACGGTGCTCGGCTTTGTCAAGCACTGGTTATCCAAAGACATCAGTAGTAAGGCTTATGGTATGATTGGGCGTAAGCTTATCATTTACAGTTGTGTGTTAGTCCTGTCACATGTGATGGGTAATTTCTCGATCGCCGGTCAGGTGGTCGATAGTTTCGTCTGGTTCCGGTATTTCGCTTGTACGGCATTAATGGTACGTGAGGCCTTGAGTATTATTGAGAACGTAGAAGAGATTTGCCCGGGCTTTTTCCCGAAGGCTATCATAAATAAGCTGAAGGGGTTCGATAATATTTCGGGAAAGAAAGAGTAAATTAAAAATAAGAAGAAAATACAAAGAAAATGGCAGATGTGAATAAATTGGTTCCGTTTATCCTAAGATGGGAGGGCGGATTTGTGAATGATCCTGACGATTTGGGAGGTGCTACAAACAAGGGGGTTACAATAGCCACATACGAGGCGTATTGTAAGAAGAAAGGCTATCCAAAGCCCACCGTAGAACGTTTGAAGAACCTTACACAAGAGGAATGGACGGAAATACTGAAAACTATGTATTGGGATCGTTGGAAAGCTGATGAAATAAAATCTCAGTCAGTCGCCAACATCCTTGTAGATTGGGTTTGGGCAAGTGGTGTACATGGTATCAAGATCCCTCAGGAATTGGCAGGAGTGATCCCGGACGGAATTGTGGGCCCGAAGACTATTTCCGCTATAAATTCAAAGAATCCTCGCGAACTGTTTGACCGTATCAAGATTGCACGTTTCGACTTTATTGAAGAAATATGTCGTAAACGTCCGGCAAATAACAAGTTCAAGAGAGGTTGGATGAACCGGATTAATGATATTAAGTTCGATGTATAACTATTAAAATTCAAATTAATATGGCTCTTAAAGACTTAACATTTACTCTTCAGGACGAAGTATATGTATCCGATCCTGTACAACTACCATCCGATGCGGAGTTGGGAGGTATATTGAGCGGTCCTGAGTGGACGGTTCCGGAAAAGGAGGAAGCCCCATGAAGAATTTGCCATACATTATCATAATCATCCTTTCCCTATTGCTTCTGTTCCCCCCTTGCCGGGTGGAACACGCACCGGGGGAACTGGTCAGAGATACGGTGACCGTGATTGATACGGTTCGTGATACAGTTCCAAAACCGTATCGAGTCGAGGTTGTACGAATGGATACTTTCTATTTACCTATTTTTGTAGGTGATTCGTTGGAGGTAGATTCTGTACCTGTTGTACTTCCCATTGAGAAGAAGGAATACAAGACGGATGAATATCGAGCCGTAATTAGTGGATTCCGTCCTAATCTCGATTTCATTGAGACGTATACTAAATCTCAGACCGTAACGGTTATTCCGATTGACAGGAGACGCAAGCGGTTCGGGCTGGGTGTGCAGGCCGGATACGGTTTTTCAGGGAATAAGGTAAGTCCCTATGTTGGAGTTGGGGTGAGTTGTAATTTGTGGGAATGGTGATTGCTATTCTAAATAGAAATACTATCTTCGCACTGTGTAGAAGCATCTTATCATTAAGTTGCTGGCCTCGGTTCTTAGGAGTCGGGGCTTTTTCATTTAAGAGAAGTCTTCTTGTATTTGAAAGCTTGATTTCTCCTATCTCGCAAATTTATGATTGCTTCTGATTCTTTTATATTTATAGATTTTAATATTAATGAATTTTAAAAGCTTGGAAGTGTGAAGTCTATTTGTTACGGCCAAAGCAGGAAGAACCAGAAAGAGGATAGGGGGATTGGCAAATAACTTGAGTTCCTATGTTCTGGGGAGTAAGTTGTAATATATGGTAAAATATTGTAGAACTCCACTGATTTTATGTTTTTAAACATATGTATAGGGAAATGACTGCTTTTAGCTTTTATTATCTTTGTCTTATTAATATCAAGCGCTTGTATTAAAATTTGTAGTATTAATTAATGATTTGTTTTATATGAGAATAAAAAGGTTATTGTATGCTATTGCTACGATACTTCCCTTTCTGTCTCTCTGTTCGTGTTATGAAGAGCAAGAACTCCAACAGGAGAAACAGGATAAGGAAAAATGGACAATGCAGGTTGCCGGTAATCAGTTAAATGAATTTTTAAATATTAATCCGGATTTACGGAACCTTTACGCTTATCCGGACTGGGATGCTGCGCAGATTATAAGGGAGCGGAGCGATACAGTTTCATATTACGTCCCTGTAGTGGATATAACAGCTGATACATGCTCTTATTTAATAATAGCACGCGCTTCGAATGATGTTTATTTGTACATGGTAAGACTTCCTGAGGAATACTCCGGCTTTGATTCCTTTTTGGAAGAACATTTAAAAATATTACGGATTATTGATGGTGGCCGGAGAGTTCCTGTTGGATATTTGCATAATTTTCCGGATGATGTACTGACTCGTACCCGTTCTTCAGGCTCCCTGTTTAATCGTGACCGCGAAACGAATACGGAAATTCTTGAAAATAACACCTTTGTTAAAGACGATCTTTTTGGTGCCGG